TCGCCGTGGTGGTTGGATGTACTATGGTGATAGAAAGTGGCAGGGCGCTCAGGCACTTATTGATTCACTTCGTGAAGAGGTAACTCTACGTGAAGAAATTAGCAAAGCAGTTATGGACACTCTCAAGGTAGCCCCAGCATTAATGATGGAAGTACCGGATGAAGAGTGAGGGACAAAAACAATCTCTTAAACATGAAAAACGTTTAGAGAAAGTAGCAGGCGGTAAACGCAGTGCCGCCTCTGGTGCATTTTGGTCTCGTAAAGGGGATGTCAGAAGTGACGATCTTCTTATTGAGCACAAGTGGACTGGGAAGAAGTCAGTGACTATTAAGTCAGATGTACTTCAAAAGATTACAAAAGAAGCAATCTTAGATAGCCGTACTCCGGTTTTAGGTTTGCACCTTGATGGTGAGAATTATGTCGTTCTTTTAGAGGAGGATTTTTTTGAATTACGTAATTCTATAAGAGGTGAATAGTGCGTTACAGCGATGACCCCAGCTGGACTTGGCGGTATGAAGCAAAGTGTCAAGGAGAAGATACAGAGATATTTTTTCCACCACGAGACAAAGCTTTATATAAGCCTATAGCTGATAGGGCCAAGGCAATCTGTTGGGGTACAGATGGCAGGCCAGAATGCCCGGTTAGACAGGAGTGTCTAAAGGAGGCTATAATTAATAATGAGCTACATGGAATCTTTGGCGGAATGTCTCACAGAGAACGTAATGCTGCTCAACGCAAGTATGAGAAACAGGGAATCACTCTTGATGAGTGGTTGGGGAAAGAGGGCAGAAAGTATGGCAAAACCTAAGACAATAGCCAGCAAAGATTTAAAGGCATTTCTTAATACGAGTAAGCGAGAGACTCGTTTGATGGGTGCTGTAGAGCGTCACGTCTTATCTAAACCGTTTGATGATCGTGACATGAGTTACATTCATCCTTCAGATATTATTAAAGACGACTGGTGTGCATTAGCGCAATACCATGCTGTAACCGGTAACTATACAGAGACACGTGACAAAACCACAGCTCGACTTGCATCTATCTTTGCAGAAGGCCACACCATCCATGCTAAGTGGCAGGACTGGTTTAAAGAGATGGGCGTTCTTTACGGCAAGTGGGAAGACTCTACTGGAGTTTCTTGGGGCGTATCTAAAAATATTCACAAGAGTGTTCAGTATAAAGAAGTACCTCTACGCAGTGATAAGCACATGATGCGTGGCCATGCCGATGGTTGGATTAAAGGTATAGGCGATGATTGCCTTATTGAAATTAAATCTATTGGTTCAGGAACTCTACGCTTTGAAGCACCAGCAATTCTTCAACAAGCCAATGGGGATATAGAGCAGGCTTGGAAGCAAGTCAAGACTCCTTTCCGTATGCACCAACTTCAAGGACAGGTATACCTGCACCTATGCCACTTAATGGTTGAAGAAGGCCTACTAGAAGTAGCGCCTAAAGAGATTGTATTTATCTATGAACTTAAAGCCAACCAAGACTACAAAGAATTTGTTGTAGCTTACAACCCAGAGTTTACCAAAGAGATCTTTGATAAGGCTTTAGATATAGCATGGGCAGCAGAGAACAAACGACCACCTATGTGCAGCATTGATACTGCCATAGGTTGCAAGCGTTGCGAACCATTTAAGGAAACAAAATGAGTAACGATCAACTATGTAACAAGTATGGATGCAACTATGAACTAGACCTTGATGGTCAGGTTACTTGTTCTAATTGTGGTGCTATGGGTGATGATATGCCTAACCCTACAGGTATAAAAAATTCAGCTTTCGAGACACAGGTGGACTTCGAATGAGTATTAGCAGAGATGTATTAGCAGCAGTCAATGAACTTGGGTTTTCACTTACACCTAAGCCAGAGGTAGATATTCCTATGTTGCCTCGTGATATTACTGAACTAGACGACGAAGGTCTTCTGGACCTGTTTGTTCAGTTCACTCAATGGAATTATCACCTTGCCGGTGCTCAGGCTATTGCTATTATCAATGAGCGTGAAGCACAACGCAACCTAGATAACGCAGAGGCTAAGGCAATGCTCAAGCATTGGACTGGAGCTAAGGGTGATCGTGTTGCACTTATAAAAGCGCAGATTGCAGATAGTTCAGACATTCAAGAGCTTCAGCATGAGGCAGATGTGAAGTACGCTTTTCGTAAATTGATTGAGACTAGAACTCTCAATGTTGAGAGAGACTCACAACTTGTATCTCGTGAACTTACGCGTCGTACTTCAGATGGTGGAGGAATGAGAGCTAGAACACGGAGGTTCAATACATGATCATCGGACTAACAGGTTACGCACAATCAGGTAAGGACACTGTTGCAAATGTCTTAGTAGAACGCTACGGGTTTACTCGTGTTGCTTTTGCTGATAAGATTCGTGAACTTCTTTATGAAGCCAACCCTATGTATGACTCTATTGTTGGTGAGCCTTTATTTGTAAAGGCTAAGGTAGATCGTGATGGTTGGGAAGAGGCTAAGAAATCTCCACATATTCGTAGACTTCTTCAAACTACCGGGGTTGCTGCTCGTAAGTTGTTTGGGGAAGACTTTTGGGTTAAACAAGCCCTAAAAGATATAACTCCTGAAGGTAACTATGTTATTGCCGATGTCCGTTTTGAAAACGAAGCGGATGAGATTAAGTTTACAGGTGGGCAAATCTGGAGAATTAAAAGGCTTGGTGTGGAACCGGTCAATGGTCATGTTTCAGAGACCCAAATGGATGGCTATCCAGTAAACCAAATTTTTGTTAATAACACCACTGTAGAAGATTTAGAAATACTAATTAAAACAAGGATGGCGGGTTATGCCAAGTCAGAGTAGGAAACATCGTGGCTATAGATCACAAAAAGTTGTGGCAAACTACCTTGCAGAACATGGGTTCCCGTTTGCGGAGTCCACAGGTGCTGGTAGACCTGGCACTGATATTACCGGTACTGTTGGTATTGACTGGGAAGTAAAAGCACGCAAGGATTTCAGCCCCAGCACGGTCATTAAGCAGCTTAAGGAACGGTCTAATGGAAAAGACTTACCTGTAGCTGTACTGCGCTTAAACGGGCAGGGAGAGGTCAATATAGGGGAGTGGGTGACCATCCTCAGATTAGAAGATTTTGTAAATCTTTTAAGAGCAGCCGGTTATGGTGACCCTGTAGAGACAGCTTAAGGTATAGTTTTCCTTGGGTGGGCACATACCCTAAGGACTACAAATCGTGAATGAAAAAGATACAGAGGAAAAGTTTCTGCGTGTAAGCGCTGGATCTAATGCACAATCAGTCGGCTCAGCTATCGCACATGCGCTATATGAATCTCCCCAGATCAAGCTACGTGCAGTAGGAGCCTCAGCAGTAAACCAAGCAGTAAAAGCAATAGCCATCGCTAGAGGATACGTAGCCCCTAGAGGACTAGATCTAACTTGTCGCCCAGGTTTTACAACCGTGGAGTCAAGAGACGGATCTATCTCCGCAATTGTCTTTACTATCTCGGTCAATTAACATAGAGCTCTCTAACAGATAGGTACCATAATGGCAAAGTCAGATCTAGACACTGCGGTAGCCGCAGAAAATACTCAAGGTCGTCAATCTTCAGGCCGTGAAGGAACAAAGTTTTCTTCACCGTCAGCATCACCAAAGAGTGGCACACTTGTTCCTAAGAAGAACACAGCAGCCGGAGATCCTGCAATTACAAATCCAGGTGTTCGTGCTAACGCTCCTTATGCAGGAGAACGCAAAGGTGCTGCTTACTCAGTAAAGGCAACATACATGAAGCAAACTGCTCCAGAAGCCGGTCTAACCCAAGCTAATGGTCGCATTGTTTCACCAGCAGTCGTTCGTAGCAAGGACTCCTGGGCACAAGGAATTGAAACTTCCTACTAAATCGTATACAATTATAATAGGGTCTTTTAACTAAGGCCCTATTATTATCTGGAGGGCGCAATGAGTTTAGATGCTTTGTATGTAAAGGCAAAAGAAGAGAACACTTTCGTTATAGGTAAGTGTGTTGTAGGTCAATGGGCTGTACTCATGGTTGAATCAGACCACAAAGCCTTTGAAGAATCTTTAAATGATGAAGACTTTAGTACACGCAGTCTTCATACTCTTTACAAAAATGCTGGTGCAACTTTCGGTCTAACGTCTCTTAAAGAGCACAGAAATGGGAACTGTTCATGTCGCTAAATGATGCATATAATACCGCTAAAGAAGAAGCTGCTGCATCTAGTGGCTTAAGTTCTATTGATAAGTTAC